ACCTTCGAGAGAGTATCCAACGAAGGCGTAGCTCCTGAGCTAAGTTACTTGGTTACTCTTGTATACAAAGACAACAACCCAACACTAGACATTTACCCTACACCAGCAGCGACAGACGCAGACGCGTTTCAGGTTCGTTACAGGGCGAGGTGGGTAGAGCTAACAGAAGAGTCAATAGAACTTGGTACTGAGGTTGGAGTAGCAACGTATGTAGAAGCTCTACTGATCGAGTATGTACGCGCTATTGCCGAGGGTGGCGAAGACGGTACAACACAACAACGACTCATGGCGGTTGACGCTGGGATATTGTTAGACAGAGCGCTACGTAAAGACGGAACGCTGCAACCAGACTACGGATCACTTCCTAGTTCAGGATTCCACGGTGGTCAAGCTTACGCAGCAGGCACAGTGTCCGCACCAGCAACCAGCACTCTGGTTTGGAGAGGCACATGGTCGGGAAGTAACTTATACACGGTGGATGATTTGATTCACTACACGGTAAACGGAAACTCATACATCTGCATACAAGACACAAGCGCGTCGGGAGAAGTTCCGACTAACGCTGCATTCTGGGATTTGTTCTCAGGCTCAGGAAGTTAACACATGGCTACACAAATACAAGTACGAAGAGATACGCTGGGTGATTGGAACACCGCTAACCCCATACTTGCACAGGGCGAGGTAGGGGTAATACTAGATGGATCCAATAAGGTTATTGGGTTAAAAGTAGGCGACGGCACTTCAGTGTTTAAGGACCTAGAGAACGCAACTCCTATGTTGGGTGGTGTTCCGAACCAGCTTGACGAAGACGCGTCTACAGGAAACCCAGATGTTGCTGACAAAACTACATTTCTATTGAAGGGGCTAACTAATCAGTCCGCAGCAGTGTTTGGTATTGAAGCAACTGGATCAACAGCCCTTGTCCTTTCGATAGATAAAGCAGGGGGCATCACCGCAGCGGCTGGCGTAAACGTCAGTGGTGGGTACGGCTCAACTGGACTAACAGTAAGTGACGCTGGTGCTGTAACTACTAACAGTACAATTCTTGCAGACGGTGTTATCCAAAGTGGTACGTACGATGCAAGTGGCGGTACTTCTGGCGCACAGCTTGTCAACAGTACCGATCACGGTCAGTTGTTGATCAGTTCGACTGATGACGCTGAGCTAACAGATGTAGCAATCAAAGTCAACACTGCTGAAGGTGGCGTTGCAGATAAGTTTACTGTGAATCATGGCGGTCTAGTTACGTGCCAAGGAATAGTCAATACTGCAACAGCCATCACAATGGGTGGTCAAAAGATAACTGGTCTAAACACTGCTGCACCTGACGCGGATGGGGACGCGGCAACCAAGAAATATGTAGATGACCAAGACGGAGAGAAGTCTCTAAAGACTTATGCTAGTTGTTTTTTTACCTTAAAGAACTATGGAAGCGTGGTCCCTACTGTTGGTTCATTTGTAAATTACGGCAATGTGGCAAGTGTCGTAGGAAGTCATACTGGCACGGTTGGTACTAAATACTGCACCATAACTTTTACTACGCCTCTGCCACACGCAACAAACTGGAGATGGCAAGTCATTGGCAATAATTACCCCACAGTTCCTGCTTTTGGTTCCGTTCCAATGGGAAACACGACTTGGACCGCTGTACAAACTAGCGCAAGTGTTATTACAATGAGTGCACCCTATAACGCAGGTAGCGACGGTCCTTATATTTGGCACTTCAACATAGTTGGGACTACACTGGAAGATTGATGCCAACTGCTCAAGTACCTATCCCGATTAACGGATACTCCGACAGCCTGAATCATCAGCACGGAGCAGAGGGCTTTAGTACGTCTATGCTTAACGTAGTACCTATGGATAACTTCGAGCACAGGAGACGAGTTGGTACACGCCAAGGTTTCTCTGCGATCGCGGACATGGGTACGAGTGACGACTACAACATACAAGAGTTGTTAACTTACGAGGTGTATCGAGATACATCGCTACTCAGGGAAGTATTGATAGTTGCTGGCGCTTCAGTCTTCTACACAGATAGCGCTGGTGACACGCACGATGTTGCATACAGCACCGCCGCTGCAACCTCAACTGTTACGTTTACAGATGTACCCACAGTTGACGAGACTATAACCATAACGGACACAGCAGGTACGTCAAAGACATACACTGCGAAGTTGGTGGAAACACTAGCCAGCAATGAGTTCACAATAGGTGGCGGTGCGGGGGCTACTGCAACGGTAAAAATGTCAGGTGTTCCAGCAGCAGACCAAACAATAACAATCATTTCTACCGATGGGACAAGTAAAACTTATACAGCAGGCGCTGCTTCAAGCGAAGCGTCTGGTATCTTTGACCGAGCTACAGGGACAGCTGCTGCTGCTGCTACATCGCTAAAGGCTTGTATAGACCACTCCAACGGACATACGACTTCAAAAATTACTGTTACAGATGACACCAGTGGCAACCTAGTGCTCACTCAAGTTCTAGCAGGGACGGGTGGCAACACGACAATTACGTCCGACCTAGCAACCACTGCAGTTGTTAGTTTCGGTGGGGACTCTACTGTAGTTGCGGGTGCGAATACCGCAGCAGGAACAGCGACTTCACTTACCGCTTGTATCAACCATGCATCTGGACACGGAAGCACAATCACTGCGGTGGCTACTGACAAAGTAGTCGCACTAACACAAGACGCAGTAGGAACAGCAACATCTACTGGTAACACAGATGTAACAAGCACGCTGAGCAATGCAACAGCTACTAACTTCAAGGGCGCTGCTTTTGCAGCTGGAAGTAATCGCATACATAAAAGTGATACGGTTCGTGGAGTTATCTATGGAACGTACGCATACTTGGCTACAGGAAGACAGTACTACAAGGTAGACCTATCTGTAACAACACCAGTAATTGAAGAGTGGACAAACTACAACGGTGCAGGCGGAATGCCTACCGATACATACGGTAACAAGTGTAACTTGATCGCACGGTTTGGCGCTAGGATAGCAATGTCTGGGATAAGCTCCAGCCGAAACAACTGGTTTATGTCTAAGATAGGGGACGCGGAAGACTGGACACCGACAGCGGGTAACACTAGTGACGCGCAAGCAGGTGACAGCTCAACAGACTTTGGTGTTTTGGGTGAGCCTATAACGGCATTGTTCCCCTTCGGTGAATCTGGATTGATGATGGCGGGACGCGGTTCATTAACATTTCTAACAGCGGACCCTGTTGTTAGCGGCGCTCAAATGATACGAATGAGTAACGGCGTTGGTGTAATGGGACCAGATGCGTGGTGTCAAGGACCAGAGAAGACATGCTACGTAGCAAGCGGCGACGGCGTGTATCTGATACAGCCTAACCAATTCAATATACAACGAGGTCAAAGCGTTACGACAGGTCGGCTAGACGCATTCTTCACGGGTATCAACCCATCAGAAATAGACTTGCACTTAGCATACGATCCGCCACGCGGGACTATCGTTATGTACGTCAACCGAGAAGACGACCCAGACAACTCTATACACTACATGCATCACATAGCCACGCAGTCGTGGTGGACCTTCAAGGTGACTGACGCTAGAGTAGATGTAGTTAGAGCAACTTGTTTGTACTCTCCAATATCAGGAGAGCGCGAAGGGTTATGGATCGGATGTAAGTCTGGCAGAATCGCAACGCAGCCAAACTCTGGTGTAGTTGCTTACGACGGTGGCGCTCATTCAAGTCCACTAAAGTCTACTTCAAACAATTCCCCGAACACGGATACCAAGGTTGCATTCTCCAGCAGACTAGCATGGTCGCCTATAAACTCTGGCTTAACGAACGAGCGATTGCTTCTAACTGAGTTGGATGTACTTCTCGACAGGCACACAGTTACTGCGACGGACGGCATTACAGCAGTTGGTCCAACACTGAATCTGTACGGAGCTGAAACAGCTCAAACACTTTCAGGTATTAGTGGCGACATAAAAGTAACGCAAACCGAACTTGTCATTGACGGTGGCGTTGCTTCATTTGCAGCGGACACTCCGTCTACAAGTTTTGATTGTGGCAACGCAGATACCAAAGCGTATGCGATCATTACTGTTGCTGATGGCGACGATACTGGTCACGGTATAGCAGAACTACAGACTATAGTCCTAACAAGCACCGCGGGTGTAACGAAGACGTATGTTGTAACTGACACTAACGCTGGCGGTGTTGCAACAGGCACTGTGCTTACTGACAGTAATGATTATGGAAGCGGTTCGCTTGGTGGTGGGCACGCTTTGATTGGCGGCATTGCTGTGGGCATAAACACAACGGGAAGTGTGTCTAACGCTTACACTTACTTGGTTCAACTCAAGGCGGCTATCAATCACGCTAACGGACACAACGCTGGCGGAAGTAGCGTCTTTACTTTTGTAGACCCTGCGGCAGGAGCTGCTGCTAATGGAGCTCAGAGTTTACGTATAATTCAAGCTGTTGTTGGTCGTGGCGGTAACAGACCGATCACAGAAACATTAGCCAGCTCCGTAACCGTACCGTCTGTGTTCGTAGGCGGTCAAACAACTGCGGTAGCTACAGAGTATACGCCAGCAGTTGAAGCAACAATAGAGTTGCATGAAGCCACGATTGGAACGCTCAACGGTCATCAGATAGTTTTGAACGACTTAGCAAGTGGAACTTCAGCGGTGACACTAACCTTCGACTCATCGCTTGCTGTTAACGCTTCAACTACTTCTCTCATAGGCTGTGCTGACGCAGACGAAAACTACCTGTCTATAATGAAGGCAGTAAAGAAAAGCATTGACTTGAATTACTCTGCTGGCTTACTTAACATAAGAACTGAAGAACCATACTTGGATACACAATCAAAGATGGTACTAAGAATGTCTGATGCTTGGAATGGTTTAGACTTACTAACTGGGTTGAGTATAACTGGAAGTGCAACAACTGGTGGGCAAGAAATACGGGGATTAACTTTTGCTCTTGAGGATGGAAGGAACTGGAAGCAGTTCATTAACGGTGGTCGAGCTGCGGACATAACTGGAACATACGCGCTGAACGATACAGCTGCGTCCGAGTCAATGCGTAAGTGGACACGAGAAAGTTCGTACACAGTACGCATGGGCGGGAATACATCGGCAACAGAGCCTCAGCAGTTTAGAAACAAGTGGGGCGTGTTTGGTACAGAGGACGTAACCACACCGTTGTATCTAGCGGCAGAAGAAACAGCAAGCCTATCGCTATCTACATGGACTTCAACAGAGATACTACCGAGTAACTTTACAGCAAGCACAGTGATAGTAGACCCAGAGCAAGACGAAACAACAAAACGATTACTACAGACTTGGACTTTGGCTAGGGGTCGGAACAATAGATACAGGGTACGAAAGCGTGAGAGCGATTTCCAAGTAGAGATTACAGCGTCAGGCACAGCATGGGTACTAGAAGACTTGGCATTAAACATAGAAAAGGGCGGTGCATACCGTTCTGTGATAACAACGTAAGGAAAGTATTATGGGATTTTTTGGCGGCATAGGCGGATTTTTAGGTGGCGATGAGATAGGTGACGCTATCAATGCCCAACAAGCGTACGCAATGGGTCCGTGGAATCAAGCGTGGGATGACATCTTTGGCGAAGGCGGCATGCAGGATCAGACTTTTGAAGAGTACCAATCTCAGTACGACGAGATGCTAAACTTTTTTGAGTCTAGCAGCCAGCAGGCGCAACAAGAATTACGTATGAGTCAAGCTAAGGAGATGGGTTACCTTGACACGGGTAGAAAAGAATCCATGCAAATGGTTGGGCAGCAGTTTGAACAGATGCGTGGTCAGACACAGGCGCAGAACATTATGCAGGGGCTATCGAATACAAGCTGGGGTCAGCAGTCTATGAACTCTGTTACGGAGCAGCAAGGTCTTGCAGAGGCAGGCGTGGCGACGGACTATGCACAGAGATATGCAGCCACTACCGCAAGGCAGGGTCAAGAGATGGGTAACTTTGATCAGTGGAGAATTGGTGGGCAGACTTCACTGCAAGGAAGTTATGCAGAAGGTTTGGCTGGCTTGCGTGGCAATTGGGCTCAGCGTCGAATTGGTATGGAGCAAAGCGGTATGGGATACCGTACGGGCTGGGCGAATAGACAAATAGCAAACACCGAAAGAAATGTCGGCGTAGGGCTAGACTTTGCAAGCGGTCTGCTAGGCGGTTTCGGATTCTAATATGCCACCACGAAACGACGACAACACATGGGAAAGCAACGCGAATCTAATTGTGCACAGGCTAAATACAATAGACGACGAACTTAAAATAATGAACAAACGACTCAGTCATTTAGAGCGAAGTGTTTGGTCATTGCAAGCGAAGGCTGCTGTCATAGGCGGAATCTCAGGCTTGCTTATATCGGGTATCGGACTTCTTATGAGGGTGGTACAATGAGGAACCTCTTTCTCTTAGTTCTCTTGATGGGTGGATGCTCACAGGTAGAACGCATAGGTACAGATGCTCAGCGCATACGTGAGTCTGCTACCTCAACAATAGATCATCTCGAAGTCATTATGGAAACTGACGACTTCGGGGTGGTTGAGGTTGAAGCAGCTGCTGCAATATCTGATCAAGAAGAGATAGTGGAATACGTAGACGACATATTATTGACCTTGCCCAAGGTACGAGATGCAACGCCTTGGTGGGCTACTTTGTTAAGCAGAGTATCAGTTGCAGCTTCGGTGCTAGGGGTAGCCTTTTTATTCTGGCACTTGGGTATAGGTCATTTGATTAAGAAGGTGTGCTGGGCAATCGGGTGGTTTATCCCAGCAAGCTCAATGCGTTCGGCTGAGTTAGACTTAAAGGTAGAACGACAGAACATGTCAGCACGCGAAGCAATTGCCGCGCGACGAGGTGCTGATCCATCCTACGAAGCGGCAAGAAAACAAGCAAAGAAGAGGATAGTGTAATGATGTTATTAGCAGACGTAAGTAGTTTTTTCGGTACTATGTGGTGGACAGCTTTGATCGCAACAGTTTCATTTGCAGCGGGTGTTGCAATGAGCTCTTACATCAAGGCATTCTTGAATAGAGGTTAATATGAGTTGGAGTGCAATAGCTAGCGCAGTAGGTGGAGCAGCAAAAGAAGCGATGTCTAATGCGCCAGAGGCAAGCGGTCTGCATGGTCAAAGTGCGGCTTCCGAGGAGCATGCTGCTCAACGAGAGTTAGATGCCAAGATGAAGGACGAGCAAGCTGGTCACGAGTTGGCGCAACAACGCTATGCAGAAGAAAACGAACGGTTTATGTCGGAGTACTATAAGCGGGGCGCTGACAGCAGGAATCAGTTAAAGTCGTACTACGATAGTGTAAACATAGGTGTCGGTGGTGTAAACAACTTTGTTCTTAAAGGTGGGTCAGCTCAATTTATGAGTACACCAACATCCGTTACGCAGGTAGAAGGCATGGGCAACAAACAGAACGACATGATGAGAATGATGGGGCAGGCGGGACTATGAGTACATTTCCAACAAACGTAACAGACGGTATAGCGGCAGCGGTGGATACAGGGCAGCAACCGCCGACAGCTGAACAAGAAACTCCTGAGCTATTAGCGAAACCTAAGCAGACCGACAACGAAATGTTGCAGGAAGCAGAGCTGATGGCGGACCCAAGAGTGATGATGAGCAGTCCTCTCTCCGCTTCTGAAATAGTAGCGTCAATAAAAAGTGGTAACCCAGTTGGGTTAGAGCACATGACACTTGGTAGTACCAGCACTGGTGATCCAGCGGCGGTCTATATTGATGACTTTGGTCAAGTGCAGCACCATGTGTTGAGCACTAGCCAATGGATGGCTATGAAAGAATCACGTTCGCTTAATCGTTCTCGCGTTGCCCAGCAAGAAGAGAAGACAAGGAAGCTTAACGAACAAAGAGAAGAGCTAAGCGGCGCTTTCAAAAACGGGATAGACAAGGTAGACAACGAAGCGTTTAGAGCATTGTTGAAGCAAAGGTTTCAAGATGACCCACAAGGTGCAATGAAGATGTTGATTGACGATCAGCGAGGAGATCAGAGAGACGCAGAAGCAAACGCAAAAGTGCAGGCTGCGGCTATTCAAGCACAAGCTTGGTCTATATCTTCGGCTTTGCAGAACGAAAACCTCAGAGAGCGACAAGGACTTGACGCTAGACTAAACGAGGCACAGCAAAAAGCAATGACATCAAAGGGGGATTCTTCCGCTGCGATTGCAGGTATAAATGGTCAAAGAAGAGAGATTGCCATTCGCGACCGAGCGTCCTCGTATGTTCCAACACCGCAAACAATAGGCATGTCACCTACGCAGGCAATGAGCCCAACTCAAGTACAGGGCATGTTAGCAGCGTGGCTGGCAATCCCAGAAGTTGACAGGTTGGTCCCGCACCCAAGTAGCCCAGACTACGCGTCCGCAATGGAGGATGTTGTTGCATCTTTGAATGGTGTTGCAACTGACCTTGGTTGGCAGCAAACATTTACGATCGAAGACATGGGGAGAATTGAGCAGGCTGTTATGACACATCGCAATGTGCATGGAGAGACTGTGGAGTTACAGCGTCTAGCCAAAGAGAACGAAGAGCTAAAGAAAGATATAGAAGCACTGCATTCTTCGCGGTCGCCCCAAGCGGCACAAGAACAGGTATCACTGTCTGCCGCAATAGAAGCGAATGAGTCTACAGCCAGAGGTATGGAAGCACGAAGAGGCACTGAGTGGGATAAGGCAGACCTTAACGCAGACGGAGTTGTGACAGCACAGGAAGAAGCTGCGTTTACGGGAGATGTATCTACGCTAGATGCAGATCGTAAAACAAGGCAACAACAAAAGGACGCTGCGTCCACAGCGGCGGCTGCAAAAAAAAGTGATGCTTCTAGTGAGGCTCGCGCTGACGCTAGTCAAGCTATGATAAATGCTGTAGACGAAATGGAAAATGCAACAACAACTGGTGTAAAGGACAGAGCTAGGGAAGCATACAACGATGCTTTTTATAAGTATAACGAAGATGAAATAAGAGAACAAATACGTACACTTACGAAACAGTTAGCCAATTCGGGTAAGTATAAAGATTCAAAAGGACGGGGAATAGCGCAACGATATGATGCAGCGTTAAAAGACTCTAATCATGAAGTGCATCAACTTGCCAAAAAGCTTCAAGCTGAGGTGAACCGAATCGTTTTATATGAGTGGTCACTTAAAGCAGAAGATTCATTAAACATTAACGAAGGGGATTGATACCAATGAGTCCAAGTCCATTTGACAGTGACATTTCCATAAGCGATATAACATCATCAAACACAAGCGATATAGGAACAAGCAGCCCGTTTGAATCAGATATTACGATAGGTGATTACTATGATTTAGAAGCCGAAGCTGAACAGGACTCTGTAAACAAACTCGCTGCCGAGATAGCACGAGATGCTATTGCTTCTGGTAAAGATACTGACTACGACTACACTTCAGCGCTGGAATACCAAAACAGAACAGGACAATCTTTGTATGATCCTAAGACTGGACACTGGTCTTCAAGAGTTCCCGATACTGGGTTGTTGCTGAAGTCGCCTACGCATGAAACCGCAGGGTTGATGTATGAAGGTGAAGCCGCTGCTGGTTATGCAATTGAACGTAGGGGTAATCGTGAGTACTCTGTAGAAGCTTCCCGTATAAATGGTGGTAGGACTTTGACAGACAAAGACCGTGCTGAAATGCTTGAAGGCACAAGAGCTCGTCTTGCAGGTGGCGAGTCGATGACTGACCTTAGCAGAGAACAGTGGGGCAAAAAGATTATCATGGCTACTCATGATAAGGATCAACAAGCTGCGTACAACGGTGGTCGCCAAATAACAAAGGCAATAGCACCACATGTGTTTGAAAGAATGTTTGGTGCACAGGAAGACACCAATGCTTTGGGCGCAGTGGCAAGCGGTACAGCTAAGATTATTACAGGTCTAGCTGCAACAACACTTGACTCATACTTTGGTAAGTGGTTGTTAACGGGCGAAGGTGACTCTACTTTGTGGGGTATTCCTATACCTAATCTTGCGGGAAAAGTTGCTTCAAAATACTTTGACTACGACATCGAAGATGTGAACGAGTGGGCGGAGTGGGCGAAAGGCGCAAACATTGGTCTGCATGAAACAATAAGGGCAGAGGGTGGCATAGAAGAAACAATCGAGATGATGACCATGTCACTACCTGCGACAGGCGCAGGTATTGTCGGTGGCGTTGCAGGAACATTTCTAGGTGGTCCTGTTGGCACAATAGCAGGTGCGTCTGCTGGTATCTCTGCTGGCTTAGGTGTAGGCTATGTCCAAGGCGTAAGCGGCGCTCAGACCAGACTGGATATGTACGAGCAAGAAGTAAACACGATACGAAGGCTAAACGGACTAAAGGGTGACTTCAAGATTTCACGAACCGATAGAGAACGTGTCATGTTTGAACACGGTTTACACGAAGCGTTGTGGGAGGGAGTAGGCACAGCGTTAGGTCTTAGTCTTGGCGCTAAGGGTTTCAAGGCTGCTACAGCCACAACCCGTTCCTATGGTGCTGTGGGTGCTACATCAATTGCTTCAAAGCTTTCCCCTTCAGGAGCGAAAGCGTACGGCACTGCAATGCGTAACGCGTACTTGCGGCTATCGACAAAAGAGGGTTTAAGGGGATCAGTTGTAAGGGGCGCTCCGTACTTTGCAGCCGATGTTGTAATGGAAGGTCTAACCGAAGGCGCTACAGAGATTGGTCAGACAGCAAGTTTTGCTAGTATTGATCCAACGGTATGGGACGATCTAGATGTAACAGGCGCAATAAAAGACGGCATGTTGCTGGGCGTACTTATGTCTGGCGGGTTCGCTGGAGCTGGCGCAGCTATATCAAAGGCAGGCACTGAGCAGAGACGGCTACAGTTGGAAGCGCTGCACGGGATCGTAGGTTCAAAAAAGAACGACCCGATTGGGCATTGGAAAGGACACAACGACGAATACCTAGAACAACTTACAGAGCTAACTCCAGAGGAAGTGGCTGAGCAAGCAACCGCGTGGGAAGATGTAATTGAAGGAAAAGAAGCAGAGGCAGCATCGGTTTATGAAAAGATACAGCAAGCAATAGCTGATGGAGATACAGCAACAGAGCAAAGACTTGTCAAAGAGTTGCTAGGCATCGCTACACAAATTGATTACCTACAGGGTAATCTTGCAATGGTTGAAGATGTGCAACTTGGTCAAGGTAAAAAGATTTCAATTAAGCAAAAGACCCCAGAGCAAGTTGTCAGGGATATGAACACGCGAGAAAAGACAAAAGCAGAGGCAGATAAAAAGCAAGGAAAGGACACAAAGGAATCTGCCCCGATTAAAATATCCAAAGCGGAAAACAAGCACGAGAAGAAAACAGAAGAAGCTCTTGCTGAAAACAATGTTACAGTTGTTTGGATAGAGGGAGGAACAGCTCCTGCGTTCTACAAACCAGAGAGCCCAGTAGATGCAGACGGCAATGTTATTGTCTACATACAAAAGAGTGAGCAGACGGATCACAGCTTAATGACTTCGCTTGGTTTACATGAGTCAGGTCACCACATTGCTTACTACCACCCTAAGATATACAAGCAAATCACAGACGCGCTGGGCGATGGGGAAATACTTCTTGCTGCTTCCGCTTACATGGCAAATGGGAAAGGTAAAAATGATGTGGTTGGAATGGCGCTGCTGGTCCACCTGCAAAAAGGCGGCACTATGGATAACTTCCCGTTTGCTGCTGGGGATGTTGAAGCTGCGACTAACTATATAGAACAAGAGGGTGTTGCGGTCGCTATCCAAGGTGGTGGTCAAGGCACTATTGGCAAACTTCTAACCCGATTTGGTTATGGCACAAGGAAGGGCAAAGCAAGGGCGCTTCTTCTCGAAGCGTTGCAAGCTGGTCATGCAGAAGTGTCTCAAGGTAGAGCAGAGATAAGCGAGTTTGGTGCAGAGCAACGTCGTGTTAGTGGTCAAGGAGCTAGGAACACTAAAAAGTTTGTGGATGCTGCAATAGCAAAAGATCAGAAACAGAAACAGCAACAGGCTATAGACGACGACTGGCATAGCAGACCCTTGGAAGCTCGTAAGCTCACCAAGAAGATTAGCCGCAAAGTGTCTACTGCTCCACCGCCGAAGTTTACAGGCAAGGACTTGTGGGACATGCCACAGCAAAAGATAACTTCTGCTGATACATCGTTAGCACAAGTGCCTGCGTTACACAAGAACAAGAACGTGGTGTTTAAGAAGGGTGGTATCAACGCAGACATTGGTGGAGGTCGTCACGACTTAGCTACTGACTTCCTGAAAGAAAAGGGCGTTACAAGTTATGTGATTGATCCGTTTAACCGAAGCGCTGCACAAAACAAAAAAGCCATTGCCAGTGTTAAGGATGGTCGGGCTGATACTGCAACTGTTGCGAACACGCTCAACACAATCAAAGAGAAGAACGCTCGTCGTCAAGTCATTGCTCAAGCAGCAAATGTAATCAAGGAAGATGGCGCAGCCTACTTCTCAGTTTACGTTGGCGACAGTTCTGGTAAGGGTAAGCAGACTTCAAAGGGTTGGCAGAACAATCGAAAGACTGACAGCTACGTTTCAGAGATACAAGAGTTCTTTGGTGATGTAGAGCGCAAGGGATCGCTCATCGTTGCAAGCTCGCCTATGGAAGCTCGTAAGATAGATGTCAAGGCAGCGGCTCAAGCATCGCTTCAAGGCAAGATGGTTACTGACTCACCAGTTGAGTACTTGAAACAGGTAGCGGTAAACAGTAAGACTAAGTTTCTTGCTGGTATCTCCCTGAAAGACTTTGCCATAGAGAAAGGTGAAGTAGGGCACGTTGAAGCATACAAGATGCATTCTTTAGATGTAGGTTACGTGCTGCGTAAGACTGAAGAAGGCTATGAGATTACAGGCGTATACAACCGTGAAGATAATGTAGTTGAAATAATGCAGTCTATTATGATGCACGCTGAGTCACTGACTGGTGTTAAGCCCACATTAAGCGGGGGAGTGAATCCACAAGAAGCGCATAGGTTTGAACTGCACACAGAAGAAGATACTGTCTACTCTCTTGAAGAAGTAAAATCTAACATTGTCAAGGAGTCAGAGGGTGGCTCGGCTAGATCACTAGGCAAGATGCTGTCGGCGGTCAACCTGCTACCTAAGCAAGAGTACTACGACAGCGTTAACAAGGTCGAAGAACTAGAAGACAATATACCAGAGATAGCTGAATCAAAAGTTAAGTTAAAAGATAAAGAGATTATGTACAAGGGTTCGCTGGCTCGTTATGGCAAGGACGATAGTCGGACAAAGAAACACTTGGCGGCAAAAACCAAAGAGGAGAATCGCTTAGCGAAGTTGCGAGAAGACTTGTGGACAGATGAGATTGACGCTGCGTACGACACGGCTATATCTGTCCGAGGAGATATAATGGAGTCCGCGCTAGGCGTAAAACTTATACTTCCAGATAAAGGAAAGGCGTTCATCTATGGTGTTTCAGACACAAGCCAGTTGGACAACATGTCCTTTTTGCCGCGGCTTAATACGTACGCACAGTCACTGATTGGTGTAATAGAGGAAAACAATACCCCAGAGTTTGTAGAGAAGGTGATGGCAAACGCTATTGCAGAAGAGTTAATCTGGGCTTCAGAGCATGACGCAGACTTTGGGCAGAACTGGTACAAAGACCAGATAGATGGAATGTGGCATTGGATAGGCAAGGTAGAGCCTACTCTTTTGGATAGAAACAGTGAGCAGGGCATTCACTTTTCGCTTCTAGTTGCGATGCTATCGAACGGCGAGAAGGTGCACAACAACATACGCATATCGTTGGACCAGTACAAAGAATACAACAAAACAGGAAAGTACAACAAAAAAGGTAAGCAGCATAGAGAGGCTGGCTACTTCAAGCTAGAGGCTCTGTTGGATTACTTCGGGACGTGGAAAGCGGTAGATGCTTGGTTGCAAAAGAAGTCTACTGTTGGCGAGGTAAACGCTGAGATTGCTGAGATGGCAAAAACCGACGCTCGCTTTGCTAAGATGGAAGTAAAAGGCGAGGCGGTAGATGCTACAGGTTGGAACGCTTTTGTTCTTGGTCCAAAGCTAGGCGCGTTCTATCTGAACAATAGAGGCAACTACGAGCCACTTACTCAGGATGTTTGGTTTACTAGAACGATGTATCGGTTAATGGGTCTGATGGTGGAGGAAGTTGCAACCGACAGAAACAATATAACAAAGTTAAGTGAGCTAGTATCATTTGTAGAGGAAGGTAAACCCCTGTCATCAAAGACAGGTTCTGTTTATGGAAAGAGTCTAAGACCGAATATAGAAGGGGCACTAGCAGGCATCACACCCAGCGACTGGGGAACAGATGTTGTTGCGGGATTCCATCCAGATATGCTTGATGATCCAAAGGCTTTAGAGGCGTGGGTAAAATCGACAGAAGCTAAAATGAAGAAGGCGGGGTTCCCTCATTCCGAGGTCAGTGCAACAAAAGGATTTCTTGCAAAAGTCGAAGCGGGTGAGGCTCAGTTTATTCCACATAGCCAAAAGGTGTTTAATCTTGTAGCTAATAGTTTCAAGAAGTCAGGGTCTAAGGGGCAGGAAACTGCGAGAAATACCTCCTCTCGAAAACGAGCGCGAAGGGTTGTCCGTGAAGGGCTAGAGATATTCAAACGAAAGACTGGGAAGACAGATGTAAACAATGCTTCTGCACAGGCGATGCTTTGGTACAACGAGAAAGAGTTGTTCTCGATCTACACAGGATCAGAGACACCGTTCGGTCAAGACTACCAGACAGGTGCGAAGCAGTTGTACAACGAAAGGATTATGTTCCGTGAAGACACTGCAATGGAAGCACGGGAGCTCTTTAGTTCAGACGTTATGCACCCTAAAGTTGCCGCGTTATTCAAAGGCTTGAATGTTTTGCCTAAAGAAAAGTGGGAGGTAGGTCCAGTAGAACTGCTCAAAGGCACGGACTTGCCTATTGTGGAGCTTGTTTACAAAGGCAACACGACAATTGAGTTAGCCGCTGGCGATAGTTCTGATTCTATAGACCCTGAGCAGTCGTGGATAATGTTGCGAGGAATAGATTCAAAAGTCAAGAATACAGGGACAGCGAGGGAATCCTTAACAGAGTTAATGCCACTGCTCGACAAGCACGGAGTTGGCATTGAAGTCATGAACAGCCCAGTCAAGCCCTTGGTTAAGCCTATGGCTAGAATGTATAAAAGGTTAGGCTTTAGCGGCGACGCAGAGTTTGGGAGCACTTTGGCTCGAAACGCAAACGGTTCAATGGAAGCACGGCGGGACCTAACACAGAACCTTGGTCCAGCTTCGTTCTACCCAAGAGTTGTAAAAGTATTGGAAACAATTCGCCAGCCTAAGATGAAGGCGAGTGACTTGAAGCGGTTCCTGCAAGGTAAGGGAGTAGGCAAAGAAGAGTTGTGGGCAACTGGTCTTGATGAGTTCCTAGAAAGCAAGGGCGATGAGTCGGTAACGATCGAAGAGGTGCAAGCAGCGGTCCAACTTGTCGAGCTAGAAGAAACAACAAGCAACCAGTATTCAAGCTTCATTCCCGTAATGTGGGCGCATGACCAAGGGACGCTACTTAACGGCTACGATGCGTACCACGCTGAAAATGAAGGCGAACCCGATTACCTTGGCGAAGATTACAACCCAGAAGAAGAGGCAGACTGGGTGCCAGAATACGAAGGCGATGGCGCGTCAGAAGATGGCAGCGTGTGGTTCGACCCCATTGCTGGCGCGGTCGAAAACTACGGAGAGATTTTGATCAACTGGATTCCTGCCGTAGAAAACACGCAAACAGTTACCGTCTGGAAAAGGAACGAGCCGACCACGGTTGAGGAAAAGATCGTGCAAGCAGGTCTTGAGGTTGCATACGTGCTACAAGAAGGACATGGTGAACAAGCACGCACGTCTATAGCGCAATCCATAAACTGGACAAGGATAAGTCAAGTGATGGACTCTGCTTTTGAAACAATGCAAGGAGGGGAAGACGTTCTTCTTGACGACTTTGGTGATGGTTCGGTTTCGTCTATGCAGATGGGAGGAAAAGTACTACCTAAACTGGCAGCAGCGCAAAGAAATACAGCCGAGATGGTAGAGACGCTGGAGCTTCTGTCGGGATTAACCGCCGACATAGGAAACATTCTTGACATACAGGCTTGGCGAAGTCACATGCTAAGTATTGATAAAGATAATGTATTAGGTGGTGAGCAACCGCACGTAGACGATTTGTTTGGATCGCAATTTAACCGAGTGAGTTATAAAGAGGCAGAGGGACGTAAAAGTGAAAGCCGAGACTTTTCACAAAAGGCGGTTCAGCGGTCGTACAAAAAACTCAAGCATTTTGTGATGAAAGCAGAGGCTTCGATTAGAAGACAAGCGGCACGAAATAAGCTAGCAAATAGAGTTAGAGAAGACAGCGCCTTCGCCGAGGCACTAGCCAATTACTATGGGGAAAGCTCGACTTGGCGAGCCGACATGCTAAGAAGGGCGGCTAGGAAATTACGCACCGAACAGATGGAAGCCCAAGGCTTAGAGCCAACTTGGACAAATGAAGGAAACGTGGCACTTGACCCGTCGTCTCAAGAAATAGGCACGTTGGGTTCAGAATTGTTTCAGTCACTTGGTAGCTGGGAAACGCGAGAGGACTCAGCACACTTCCAGCCTCCGCACTTTGCCGATGCTAAAAACAATCTTGCGTGGGCTAGAACAATACAGTGGACATCAGTTAAAGGCAAGCCGCACGATCTGTTTGTAATAGAGATACAAAGCGACTGGGCAAACGCTGCTGTAGATGCGGGTTTTGGAACAGTCGGCACACTCCCGCCATTTGTAGCAACTCCAGCTGGCAAAATATCAGACAGTTACATAGGGCTAATAGTTAAACGATTACTTGCAGAAGCGGCGGATAAAGGAGCAGGCGGTTTAGTTATTACCACGGCTGAGTTTGCACGCACTACGGAAGGTATTGACTACGACGGTCCTATGTACATCAAAGCGTCGAGCATGCTCAAGAAGATAGGCAAGAAGCTAGACCCAGACGCTACGTTTACAGAGGAAATATCAAAGGAACAAGGGGAACACAACTACGTAGATGAAGTTCGAGGAGAATTAGTTAAATCTGTACTACCACAAGGGGCACGGCTAGAAATAACAGACAAGATACGCGACGCTGTTGCAAAGGGTATGCCTATGTTTGGCAACACCACAATGGAAGCACGCCGCGACATTGGCATACGTGTCAACGAAACGTCTTCCAAGTTGCGGATCACTAAGAACGCAGCACACGAAGGTTTGGCAGACATAATAGATGACCTTCCAATCCAAGACTTCTTTGACGCTGGTAAACACAAGTGGTTCAAAGGATTCTGGGACGAGGAAGTTAGCCCTCTCGTGGACGACTACGTGCACTCGATAGAGAACGCATACAACGAGTGGTACGTCGATAAGCAGCAGAACAAGAAACCAAGCAAGGGTGAGTTGGCTGGAATTGAAGATGCAATAGATGCTTTGAACACAGAGCAGTACCTAGAGAATGGTGTTCCAGATAATGTGTGGCGCGAAGCAGCAGAGTTGTTTGAGGAAGGACCAAACACAGACGCTACTCCAGTAATGACTTTGTTAAAACTGGCTCGCAAGATTAGAGCCATGTACGTGGAGCTTGCTCAAGGAACCGATGTTGCACAGATGGGCGAGTTGGCAGCGCAAGCTATGACTACTATGCAGATCATAGAGAAGCTGATGTTTAACAAACTTGCAAAACAAGACTTTCTACCAGAAGCAGACGTTCAGTACTTTGAAGAGGTGACAGAAAGAGTCGAGGGTCAGAAAGACAAAAGAGCAACGCTAGGTACGCAAGCGCATGTCAATAGAAACCACCCAATGGATGCGTACGATAAGTTAGAAGATAAAGGTAGCGTAGAGATAACGGGTCCTGATGGAACAGGCAGGGTTGTTACTAGGACAAAGCCAACGACAATGGAAATAGATGGCGAGTTGGTTGGTGATTTAGGTCTAGAGTTAAACGATGTCGCAGGGTATTATGTTGAATGGCAAGGCAGAACGATTAAGTTTGAAAAAACCGACGACGGTATGACGGATGCAGTCCAGCACCTTGTACGTCTAACTGGGTATACACGACCATTGCAAGCGCCTGCAAACCAACCAGCCGTCAACATAGAGAAAGATGATATTGATGTGAACCCTTACGCCCCTATGGTTGCGTTCGAGAAATCGGCAGGCAAAGACGCACAGGCACAGCTATGGGAAGACACGCTTGGTTACTCGTACGAGAACAGACCGAAGAGTATGAAGGTTGACTTGATAAAAGAATACGATCCATACATGAATCTGTATGGTCAGTATGGCTTCCTTGTACGGCACCGCAAAGGCGGGAAGAACTTCGGGACAATCATACACCTTACTCCAACAGGTGCGTTCCGTAATGCGGAAACGATTGAAGCAGCAACCGCTGTAGAGTTACGAACTCTAGCGGAAGAGACTGTGATCGCGCAGCTGTACCCACTATCCCAAGAAAAGGCTACAGGTAAAACCACGATAGAAGTATTGTTTGCAGACACTGCGCTTGAAGCTCGTCGTCTTGACGGCAGTAAGCGAATGGTATCTGTAACAGGAGTGCAGCCAGAGAAGTTGTTAGACTTGCTAGATATAGGCAGGGTGGTTATGCCTTCCATCGCTACAGTAGACACGAGCAGACGACTCCCCTTCTTTGAAAAGTGGAACTTCGGGGATGTGTTCCTAGTATGGGACCCCGATGCAGTGCGACCAGAAAGCGGCGAGCCAACTTACACGGGCGATGCGTACTCAGTTAGGACACCTAACTTAGCGAAAGTACGTGGCGAACTTACGTTTGAAGATGATGGCGAGACTGTTAAAGCGCTTGCCCATAATATATTTGAGTACAAGCACCGTAAACAAGCAGAGCGTAGCGGCATACTGGGTAGCGAGGTTAACCAAGAAAAAATGACTGGCGCATCGGCTGGGCTTGTGCGGAGCACTGTTTTAGACAAAGTGAAGACTACTGAACAGATGCGAGAAGAGCTGTCCAAGAGACAGCCAAAAGAGCAAGGCACTGGCGAACTGGATGATACTTTCGCTCGGCATAGAACACTCTGGCGTGAGCTTGTCTACGAAAGTAGCAACGCAGGAAGCTGGGAAGACAAGGGCGACGTTCAAGTGCAGCTTTACGCATATGTACAGGGCTTCTTTGTTAGAAACGCAAAGCCAGACAACACTACATTAAACGAGTACTTGCAGCGACCAGAGGTTGTGGCACGATTTGTAGATGCGACTATTGATGTTACTGGTACCAAGGAAACATCTTTATCCCTGCTTGATTTATTACGCGACATGTCCACAAGCCCAGCTGCTTACTTTGAAACTAAGCCACAGAGAATGATGCCGTTTGGCAAGGGCGGAGTTGTTGGAATCTTAGTTCCAAGCCGTTACTCCAGCAGCACTGCTTACGCAAGAATAAGGAAAGTTTTACCACAGCTTAAAACTATGGGCGTTTCTGTTAGAGAGTATTCCACTGAGTCAGTAAACGAGGGTACAGAAAGATTAACCGCTGAACAACACTTAGATTCTGTGCAAGATGGTTTTGTTGCTCAGCTAGATAGCCTAGAAGACACTGTCATGTATGGACGTAAGTTGCCTGCTGACAGAACCTCTATCTTGAACAGCCCAGCAATGGGTATGATCATGAGAGACGAGTTCGAGCGACGAGGGTTTACAGCAGCGGAGCAGACACCATTCCAAGCTGGCTTTAGAGCTGGCGGCAGAGCAACTCGGAAGCTTCAATCGGTACGTGATAAGGAAGAGCGTAAGTACGCTGTAGAGTCAGCTAGACAACGTGCAAAGGCACGAGAGGCTCGGAAGCTGTCCCAACAGAGGGAGCTCTTACAGAGGCGTATAGACCGCGTGAAGTTAAAGGCAGCCGACGCAGAGTCTCTAAGAGAATCAGCTATCACGATAGTGAAGATGCTTTCCAAGAAGGATCGTGGCGACTTGGCTATCAGGCTTGCAAGAGTCAAGACAAGTGCCGACCTTACAAAGCTAGCCATTCGTGCAATAGAACTTGCTGCAATGAGTGAGTACAAGAGCTCGGTTAGCAGACTGCGTAAGTTGAAGAGTCGCCTGAAGAAGCGCAAGGCTGGGATGACCAACGAAGTCAAGGCTGAGGTAGCAGGTAAGATAGCTTCCGCCGAGGCGATGGCGTATCAGTCAGGCACTAGCAAGATGTTTACATCACTGGACCCAGCTGACGCAGTGAACAGGGTAAACGAAATTGAGAAGTACTTGGACGAGGCTGTTGAGATTGTCAGCCAATCTACAATTGAGCACCGTGCTTCAAAGGAAGACCGTAAGGGTCGCCTTGGTAATCTTGCTGCGGGTTTGATTGACGCTCTGAATCTACGAAAAGAAAGACCGATGCACATGCACGGTAAGGAGCGAAACCGAAAGTCTTCGCGATGGTTTAGAAGAAGCCGCACAACGCTAAGCATGGTGGAACTCATTACACAACACGCACCTGCTGAAGTGCAGCAAGAACTCGCAGAACTTCTTCACTACAACTTGACTGACGCTGAGTCAGCTCACTTGACTGAGGTACGCGGAATAGTAATGGAGTTAGACAAGCTGGCTAAAGAAGCTGGATTCAAAAGCTTTGACTCCATGATGGACATTATTGGCACGACGGATATTGAAGCTGTAACTAAAACAGTAACAGTAAGTCTTGGCGGTGAGTCTGTAGTTCTTACGTTAGACAACCTGATGAAACTTGCAGCGATGGACTCGGAAACGATCGACATGATTGTAGACGAGGTCGATGCAACTGGCGCTGTTGTAAAGAAAGGCGTTGGTATTCAACTAGGTGACGGCGATCTAACTTCTCCTGTACTAGGCATAACAAGGTCAGAGATAGCCTCTGCTATTAACCAGCTACCGATGGAGTTAAGAAACTTTGTTCGCGCAGCTAAGTCTGTACGCGAAGCACTCCGAGGACCAGCGTTTGAAGCGTACTTCCAGATACACGGGACAGAACCTGTAGCAGTAGTTGGTTATGAGCCGCGAAGAAGGGAGAGCACTCCGCAGCAAGCAGAGCAGCGCCTTGATATTAAGTCTATGACTAGCGGGTTTATTGACGATGCTGGTTTTACAAAGGGTCGAGCAGGTGGCGGTCAAGCTGTTGTTCTTAGTGGGTTTGTTTCAGACTTCCTAAGTTCTACAGAAGCGTTAAGTAAACTTGCACACATGGCGGTGCCACTGCGGGATGCAATTGCAGTCATTGGTCAAAGAGAAGTTAGAGATGCAATCAACACGTACATGGGTTCAGAGTTTGCTTTGGACCTAGAGAACCGTTTGATGCATGGTGCTGGAATGTTGCAGCGACAAGAGACTGGCTTCCTCGGAAAAGTATCTGGTATGCTTGCACGGGCGTACCTAACATTGAACGTAAGAACTTGGGCGCGAGTGCTCTTTGGTGGTGCGGCTAACCTAACTATACAAATGAATCCAAGTGATTTGATTGTAGGGATTGTTTCACTTACGAACATAAAGCAAAACCTCCAAGAGGCTTGGACAAACGGATACCTATACAGTCGCTCTCGTTCGGGCGCGATGCGTAGGCAAACACAAGAGGGTGAGCAAAGCATAGGTAGAATTGCTGATCAAGATTTCTTAATGGCTTCCGTAGTCAAGATGGCAAAGTCATTGGCACGATCAGCGCAGCACTTCGCGTCAGGCAATATACAAAACTCATTCGGTCCACTAAAAGATGTGGCAAAGGAAATACACAGGTTGCCCGATAGTATTCACGTAATGCAAGCAATGGATAACATAATTGCTGCGATTGCTTACGGCGCATACAAGTCGAAGTATCAAGCAGAGGGATTATCAGGAGACGCTTTGGTAGAAGCAGCAGCGAAAGCAGCCGAACGTATCATGCGGGAAACACAGAACACTTCTTCCGCACTAGATGCAACAGTTTTGGACTCAAACGATGCCAAGGCAGGGAGTAACACTAGGGCAGTGTTCCCGTTTGTGAGTGATCCTGTAACGAAAGCTAACGCGTTGTATCGAGCTATCAAGTTTGGCGGCGCAAAAGAAAAGGCTGTCGCTACAGTAGGTTTTGCTACGACCATTGCAACTAACATGGGTGTTACCTATGGCTACGCGATGCTGTTAAAACTCCTTGCTGATTTGTTTGCAGACGATGAGCCTTCGTACTACGATGAACAAATGCGCTCACTTATGGCAAGGGCACACGAGAAGCAGGCTAAAGAGCAGGCTGTGTCTGGCGCAATTGACGACGTTCTTGGTAACTTTGGTTATCTTGGTATAGTTGCTTCGTGGGGCATGTCTGCTATGGAAGGCTACGACGCTGGTGTACCTATGTTGTGGGCATCCGCAGCGGAAGACATTGATAGGCAATGGAAGAACATTGCGAGAGAGATGTCTAAAGATGAGCCAGACGAAGAGAAACTTGACGGTTATATAGACAGTGTAATAAATGCTTTGCGTATGGCGGCTGGTGATCCAACGGTAAGCCCATCGAAACACATTGAAAAGATTGGAGCTCTATCCGATCCAACTGTGGAGGATGTTGAAAAAGCAGTAAGAACACTCAAGCGAGAGTCGCCACTTGCGAAGCTTCTGGGAATGACTCCAGAAGAATTGAGTAAGGCAGAGAAACGAGCAGTTGCTAGGTTCAAGAAAACAGAAGAACGCAAAGAGAAAAGGTTGGCTACACAGCCACAACCATAAGGAGTAGGTTCATGGGAAAGAAAGCAAGAGTTGCATCTATAAGTTGCAGCCACGTTCCGCACCAGTCCGAATCAGCAATAGACACGTTACTTAATTTACTGTCTACGCTGAATGACGAGAAACCGTTTACTGACTTCGTCCATCATGGCGATTTGTTTGAAGCACAAGCTGGCTCCGTGCATTTAGAGGATGCGCCAGAACACTCGTTACTGGATGAGTTTCATGCCGCCGCTGATTTGCTAGAAAGTATACGCGGTGTCTTAGGTCCACGATGTAAGTTTCACTGGCTGCTTGGCAATCATGACGCGAACATACAACAAAAGAATCCAAAGAGAATACCGAGAGAGCTTCGCCAGCTGTGTGACTGGAACAATGTTCCTGTTGTTAAGAAAGAGTTTCGTAAGTGGAATCAGATTCCCTACATTCACGGTAAAGATTCTTGTCTTGAGATTGGACCGCTGATATACCTGCATGGTTTCAAGTGCGGCAACAACAGCGATGAGTTAGAAGGTCTTGAGATGGCGTACATGTGTGGAGGTTTCGCGCATCGTTTGATAACTCGTGGACATACGCACCAGCCGCTAGACATTAAGCAGTGCTCTCGTGGCAAGATTAAGTTGCCGTGGCACGTAGCAAACGTAGGCATGACAGCGTTTGATATTAAGCCGACGTACATGGAGCGCAAGTCAACAGAGAATTGGGGTAGAGCATGTTTAGTAGCCGAGGCAGATTTAGTAAACTGGAAAGAAGGAAGATCATGGGAAGCGGAATTAGTAAGATTAGATTAGAAGACTCGCTTGGTGAAATCGTTGTAGTAAGATGGATAGACAGCTGCGAACCTATGGACAACTCCGAGATTGAGCTGCATGATTTGCCGCGACCACAGGACATAGAACAGTACGGGGTTCTGCTGCGCTATGAACCAGACCACATTGTTGTTGCGGGAGCAGTCAAAGGTGAGGCGGGTACACAGGGAAGGGATACGTACGATTATGTGATAGCTATCCCCACCGTGTCTATACTGCACTGGCAACCTTTGACCAAGGGAGAACCCGATGCACTGTAATTGCGATTGTCATAAGGTAAAAGATAAGACTGACCTCAAGAAGTGTCAGGAATCAAACAAGAAGAAAAGCAGAGAGTTAAACGAACTCAGGAGAAAACTCTTAGTTGCCACCATTGCAATAGCAGTAGTTGGGACTCTTGTGGGGAAGGAAACTGTTGACAAGGTTCTGGAGTATTTTCAAACATTCGACAAGGTGAAACAAACCATAGAAAGAGTAGATGGGAACGATATTAAATATAGTTTTCCACCACACGCAGTGTATGGAAGTTCGCCTAGTCCTAGCACTCTGGGTGTGTTTGCTATAGCTGCGTTACTTCCCGTCGCTAGGCGTACGTGATATTAGTAACTCTAGCCGAGGGTTGTCTTTGTCAATCAACCTGTTCACTGGCTTGAGCGTTATCATGTCATCGTCAATAAGCAGTCCGCCAAGAACTAATCCGTCGATGGGGTACTTGAGCAGCGCAACTAAGTTGTCAGGATCGCGGCGACGTTTGCAGTTGTGGTAAAACGTAGCCTCTAGTTCTACTACATGCCACGGCATGCTGTCTGGCTTTCCGTCAAGCAGTATGGCTATTTGTACACCAGCTGCTGTTGCTTTTTTAACAGCCTTACTTGCCTTGTGTTTTACTCGCCAATGACTGCGACTGTTTGCAGATAGCGCTGCGCTTGGTATCTTTGTTATTACCTTTACAGTATCAGCCATTGTTACGTTCCTTTTCCATAACACCCGCAGCTCGCAGCCGCCTTTCACAGTCGATCCTAGTTTTCCTGTCCGTGCTTTCTAGTCGGACCTTGTTTATAAACGCGAGAAGAGAGTTCACCAAGATCAAGTGCTTATTCGGCGTGGATGTCAACGGCATAAAAACATCGTTACTATTGTTAGAATCCGAAAGATGATCTAGGTTTGCTCGGTTCTGCATGTTGATCTTTCGTTTGTTATCTTCGATAGTCATTCTCTTGTGTCCTTGTATAACTCACACCACACCGCTGCACGCAAGTACAGGCTCCACTCTTCTACGTTTCCATCCTTTGGTTTGGTAAGAACCTTGCTAAACTTTTTGAGCACGGTCATGGTTGCAGTTCGTAGTTCGTCTATGTTTGTATCTTTTAACTGCTGTAAGTGTATCTTACGCTCATTGAGTATAGCCTGCTCGTCTTCGATGGTAAACTCCCAAGGCTTATTAGTGTTGTCCTGTACCTCTTTTGCACGGTCTTTGTTGATTCGCCTATACGCTTGCTCTAGCCAAGGTAGACGTGGGATGATCGAGGACTTCTCACTTACTACTGTAGCCACTGCTGCCTCTAGCATGTAGGGGTCTTTGTATTGCAGCTCACGTCGCCAATCCTCTGTTTGTTCTTTAGTTGGTTTGAAGTCTGGGTATCGCCCAAGAAATCGTTCCCAGAACTTTCGGTACTCTTCGTTGTTCATTGTTCGCCTCCCATGATTTCATCTAACATGCTCATTGATTCAGTAGCGTCTTCGGTCTGCTGCGTTCCCCACGAAGCTGGATCATCTTCCCATACTTCTTCCTCAAGCAAGCGATGTGGACCGCGTGCGTATTTGCCTACGCCTATTGGAGATGCATAGTAATCACTGAAGGCTTTCGTAACAGCGTCACTATCTAGCAACTGCCGTACGACGACCTCTTCCCAAGCTCGCAGGAATCGTTTCCATCCCTGCTTCTTGATTGTTGGAGCCATGTCAAACGCGACACGCGCTTCAGTCGCGCCGCGAGTTGCAGATGTGCGCGGGTTAGGTGGAGAGGTTGCAGCTGAGGAGGATTCATCCGCCCCGACATCGGGTTCACCTCCCCACCGTTTCTCCGCGCCCTTAACACCAGCGTTGACTCGTTTCATGTAGACCTCTTGAGCCTTCACGCGCTCTTCCTCAAGCCTAACATTACGACGTAAACCATCGGGGCATATAGGGAACTTCTCTTCTAGTTGTATTAAGTGTTCTCCGACTCCGAGGGTAAGGGACTCCCATGCAGATGTATCCGCAGGGAGCGATCCCCTATCCCACTGAACCAAGAGCAGTCGTATGTAGTGCCCGACAGAAGCAGCGTCCCACCCAAGGGTACCCACTAAAAAGTCTGATACATACAACGGCATCCATGCCTTTGCTCGTTTGTTACTCATGACGCGCCACCTATCAGGCACACTGCTGTTCGTAACGCAGCACTTCCTATTATTACATGATACCTTGACCAATAAAGCATATACATATTGTTCCTCCTTATGCTTGCTTACTTGTTACTGTTTTGTGATGCGACCCACTCGGCTACCTTTGCCATGTCCCATCGCTTTGTTCGTTCGCCTGCCATCGCTATGGGCTTAGGGAAATCCTTATCCTTGATCCATCGGTATATTGTTTGTCTGGACTTGACGCGTAGGTATCCCCTAACATCATCCATCGTCATGAATATATGATTCTGCTCTTCTGGTTTAGAATGGGATTTCATCATCTGTCAATGCCTTTACTTCTGGCGCTGGCGATGGCTCTGGAGTTACTAGCTCTTCAAGAGCAACAGCGTTAGCTTCTTTGATCTTCAGATACGTGCGACCTTGGTAGACCTCTTCTTCACAGGTTACCTCGCAACGTGCGCCAAGAACCTTGACCGCCGTGGACACTTGAGTAAGGTATATCTTAACGGAGTTTGCGTCGTCGGATATACCAAAGCACTTACCCCATCGCGCCCACACTGATGCTGGTGCTTTATCTAGACCTATCCACTCTCGTATCCAGTCTCCGTCGTCCGATTTGAATACCAGCTGTATCGCTGCATCCCCTGCCTTTGATCGTTTCATTTCAATTGTTACTAATTCTACTTGCATTACTTGCCTTTCCGATGTTCGATGACATCGTTGATTGATGCTGCAATTTCAAACGCAGCTACTTGTTCTTCTGTTTTTACGCCTGCTGTGAGTATAGTTGTCACCGCTGCGTCGTTGATATAAACCAACGTCTCGTTATCAAACTTAACCAGTTCAAAACGCATCGCGGGGACACCACCTATGATTCGTAGTGTTTCCAGCCGAGTCACTAGGTGATCCCACGCGCGTTCTGCGTCGCTACTGAAATCGTCTTCCATGATAATGGTAATTTTAACCGATTTCACTTCTTCGCCTGTAATAATTTCGCAGCCTTTTCGCTACTGATTTTATCAATGCTGCTTACGCCTGCCCAAGCAAGTGTTCGCTTCTTTGCCTCAATAGGGTCGTCCGCTTCATTAAGCAAGTCACTAACAGCCGCTATCTGAGCAGATGTCGCAGCCTGAGCACTTAGCTTCGGTCGTGGGGCGGTATCGTTTTTAGCACAGACCTCTTCCTCTACACGAGGGATAAGCAGAAGGTCACGAAGGAAGTAGTTGAGTGCCGTTGTTTGTGAGCCAAGGGAAGCCTTGTCATACGGCGTACCCTTTCGCTCGCATACTGGAATCTCTACAACGTATTCGTGCGAGTCGCCAGTTGTTATCTCAGTGACGCGGAACCCTCGACCAACCATCAGTTGGCTGCCGACCATGCTATGCATTGTCTCAGTTGGTTCTACGACCAGTCCACAGTCATGCAGCACTGCGCGTGTCTCTGCGATCATGTGCTCCGCGCTTGTGTAATTGAACTTGTTAAAGTCGTTACGTGAATCCTTGCCTATTGACTTCACTTGCATTTGTGCTTGGTGAAGAGCGACGGCGTACGATCGCTTTGCCTTGGTTGTTGTTTTGGCGGTCATAGTGACCCTCCTTCGGTTTCTAGTTCTTCAGTTAGTGCCCATGATGGCAACGATAGTGTGGTGATAGTATCAGGGTATCCACTAAACTCATCAAGCAGTGTAGCTTCAGCCCAAAGCGTAAGCGCCTTGTCAATCATCATGTCACCCTCGATGATCGCACGTTGGTCTAGTTTGTAACTAGCTATTGCGTATGGACAAGATGTCTCGACCGCAACTATGTAAAACTGCCAACCTTCTTTTAGCGCGTCGATGCCACGAGACAAGCCAGACACTGCGCGTAAGTAGAACGCTGCTTGAATGTGGTAGCCAAACTTAGACACTGTACGAGCGAATCCAGATGGACTAGCGTCAGCAGTTGTCTTCAGGTCAACTATCTTCTTTTCGTCTTTCAAGAGAACGTCTATGCGAGCCTTGCAGGTTAGCGCTGTCCTCTCGTCCTTCCACAAGAAGCTCTGCTCGGTCATGCCGCCGCCTAGTAGTCGTGCTGCCTTGCGGGAACCTGCCACGCTGTTAGCAACATGCATACACGTCACTGCTTGTTCACGAGTAATAATTGCTTTACCCTTCGACCTGTTGAGAAACTTCTCGTACTCTACCTTGCCGTCCTTGGTGCGACGGTTGAACTCTGGCTGAACAACAACTTCGTTCTCAAAGTTTGCAGCGTTAAGAATAGTAGCGTGAACAGCAGTACCCAGTTGCATCGCGGCTGTCGGCTTCTTAGGGTGACCGACATAAGATGCAGCGTGTGCTGGAGAGCGCAGCACTTCTTTAAGAAGCGACTGGTTTACCGCGTCAACTGAGAAGTATTCCTCTGCTGATATTTCACTTTGTACAGCTTGCATCGTTACTCACCTCCCTTGTCGAGTAGCGCTAACGCGTCAGCCATCATGGCGACCACAACCTTCTCGTCAGAACTAAGTGTGGTATACATTACCGCAGCCTTCATTAGGTAACAACGACGCTCGGCTGCATCTACTGTTGGTGGAACCTTTGCAACTACAGACTTGCCGCGAGGACGTTGAGTACTCTTTGCACGCGGTGTTGCTGTGGACGCTTCGCGAGCCGATAGGATTCGACTGTAGTGGGTGTGAGAAAGTTTCGCTAGGTCGCGGATGTGCTTGCGGTTAGGAACCGTTGCACCTCGTATCCAACTGCACGCGGTTACGTGGGAAACTTGGCAGGTCTTCACGATCTGCTTTGGTGTGACTTTCTTGTCACGTAGAATAGTACTTATGGTAATCATTTTTTATCTCCTTTTTTAGATATAGATTCGTTAGTACGTTTGTTGTTTTGTAGTTCTGCTGCAACGAGTTGTATTTGCTTTATCTCGTTTAGTATTCGCTGCGCTTCTGGGCTCAACGTAACTATGTCCCTGTGATGTTTGTTTGTTTTTTTATTCATGGTTAATCCAACTTACTCCAACCGAATACCTGCGGCGTTCGCGGGTCCTTGGCTAGTTTATCATTTACGTAGTCAGCCATTGCGTTGGCGTGGACACGCGCTAGATCAGCACTCTGCCCATAACTACGGATCATGATGCTGTAGCCACCATCTGGACCGTAGCCCATGCCCCAGTCACGACTCTCCTTCGTTCGGTATCGCATCCAAGCAGCCAAGCCACCCTTCACTCCACGCGGAGCGTTAGGTATCTGCAACCAACCCCAACCGCAGCCAAAGGCGTGAGCAGTTACGCCCGATGCTTTGACCACGTTGCGAGCATACTTATGTGCGCCAGCAATAATCTCTTCGTAGTTGAATATACGTTCTCGTTCTTTCATAGTGCCTCCTCCTTTAGGATAATGCGTTGTGTAACTTTCTTGATAGAGTCTGTGCGGAAACTTCGCCAAGCTTTCTTGCGGATGTCCCAGACAGGTAGAGCCTCTGTGCTCTCTTTACGACCAGTGCCTTTTGGGTGGCTCTCTTCTGGTATCTGGTTGAGATCACGAGTGCACGTCATCATGCGCTGCGTGCCATCTTTTTTCATGAACACTACTGTGCATTCGCCAGCGTTGAGAAGTTCCTTCATTTGTTGAAATACGTTCATCACTTACCTCCTATTCGTTCTATACCGTTCTTGACAAACCACGCTGCGAGCGGAACTACAGTCGAACCTTCAACAACGCCAGTCGTATGGTTGAGAAGTGATAGTTCTTTACGCTGCACTTTCAATCGTACTGGATGCATCCACCCATGTTGGATAAACGTGTCGCTGCCGATTCGTACGCGTACCGAGCGGAAACCCTTTCGGGGTCCTGCGTCTACGCTGACGACCGTGCCTTGCCTGCGACCAAAGTAACCAGATCGTCGCCCAGTCGCGTCTGAGATAAAGAATGCTACCTCTTTACCTATTAGTTGTTCGTATCCCTTAACCATACTGTGCCTCCTTTAGGCGTTCGGTTGTGAGCTCAAAAAGACGGGGACTGTCTAAGCAACACTCCGCGCGCTGCACTCCTCAAAGGGAGTAGACTTAATGTCCCCGCCTGTGCGGAGCTCGTTGTGACCAGTCTCATCAGTGTGGGTAGGTCAGTTCCCACATACGCCCGAAGGCGTTTCGACTTTACCTATCTGTCCACCCATTCTGTTCTGCATACATTATTTCAAATTGTCGGTCTTCAAGTATGTCTATTGGTGCGTTCACCCAATCCCTGCAAACCCCTATGTTCTTTAGAACCTGATAGAACGCTTTACAGCCATCTTCCGTACCTTTTACTTCTAATGCACTTTCACATAGCCCACGATAAGTTGCGAGTGATATTTTTACACGCTCACCAATTTTTATGCCATGAGCGTATCCATCAGCATATTGTTCTAGTACAAGTTTGTTAAATACTTTTTTTGTTCGTTCGTTCATAATAGTGCCTCCTTTAGGCGATCGGTTTTAAGTGGCTGTCTCATCAGTACAGGTAGCCAATCCTGTAGACGCCCGAAGGCGTTTCGACTTTAAGCAATACGACGATCAAATAGAACTGGAAGCCCTAAGTGCCAGTCTCCTGTTTCATCGTGTTGGTATAAATTGTGTACGTTGATTGGTTTTTCTGATTCGTGTAATAAAACGAGGGCTAGTCCAAACTCTACTTCTATTCCTGCGTAGTAACTTTTCGCTAGTTGAAAATCTACCTCTATAACATCTACCGACTCGATAAGTTCTTGTGTCACTTTGGGATGGTGGGAGTGTGCGGGATGTGACCTCTCAATCTTTAGCCTAAGATTGCGGAGTTCTTTGTCCTGCATTGGTCGTTCTGATTTGTTAATAATTGGGTTGCTCATAATAGTGCCTCCTTTAGGCGTTCGGTTATTGGCAGCTGAATTGCTGACTTGCGTAGTGTAGCAGAAATTGTCCATCGGTGCTCAATAATGTCCAATAGAGTCCAACGGTGTATCATAATGTACCATGAGTAGCACAACATATTGTGGTCGATGAATGCAAATAGTTGCTACACCACTACATGTTGGGGTATGAAAAAAAGCAAAAAAAAATAAAATAGTTTTAGAGCGTCTCTTCTGACATCATTATGTTTCTTTTGTTTCTTCAGTATCATCCGTATCTCTCCGTATCCTCTGTCTCTTCTGTCAAGAGAGATAGCATACCTATAGCAGTGCCATTAGCAAAAGGTATGGCAAACGCATAGCAAAAGGTATAGCAAAAGGTATAGCAAAACGATGGTAATCACAATCACAATCACAACTACAACTATAAGAACAAAAACAAGAACAAATATATATACTAATATGCAATTTCTTTTGAAAGAATCAAGTTGATTGTTCCTTTGTCTTCTGTTAAACTCCCATTGCCCTTGTAGCTCAGCGGATAGAGCATCGGATTTCTAATTCGGTCGTCACAGGTTCGATTCCTGTCAGGGGTGTTTGAAACACGAAATGTTAGGCAAACTCGATCAGTACATCAGACTCATTCCAACGATGGGCAAGGTGGCAGCGATGCGAGAGGCAGGGATTAGCTCCACGGTCGTTTACAGTAACCGCAAGACATCTGAGGGGTTCGCAGCTGAAGAGGCTCACGCGTACGCTGAGAGACTCGACAGGATAGAGCAAGAGATGGAATGTATAGCGCTTGGCGAGAGTGAAGGCACGTCAGTTCAAGTGAACGCTGCGAACATGATCCTCAAAGCAAACAGGGGTAACTACCACAACACAACTCATGTAGTTGGCGCTGGCGGTGGAGCAATTCAGATACAACAGACGATAGACAAGCAGGTCGTGGAAGACGCGGTCAAGCAATTGCAATCACAAATGCTGGCATTACCACCAGCGGAGGACAGAGAAGATGCTACTAGCTGATGGATTTGAAGATGCGGTCATTGGGTACATTGAAGCAATGCGAGAGCCGATGCGCGTTGTGTACGACAGAGAGAAGTGCATTCAAATACTGATGAACGAGGAGCATGGTGGTCTTGATCGTGAAGAGGCAGAAGATTACTTTGAGTACAACGTGGCTGGATCGTACGTTGGCGAGATGACTCCAGTTTACATGATCACTGCAACCGTGGAAGAAATCCATGAACTTGCAGACGCATGACGAGGAAACCATTGAGCTCGCTGTACAGCTTCGCCGTATGGCTGTCGGGACCAATGAAGAACAAGAAGCGGTCAAAGAGATATGCAAGAATGATCCCGTCGCCTTTCTTATGGCTGCAGGGTGGACCAAAGTCGTCAAAGAAGTCACGGTCGATGGAACAGAGCGTCCAGCTGAAACCTCGTCGCAGCCGTTTATCCCGTGGCGCTCTCAAAGAGAAGTCCTAAGAGATGTAGCAAAGTGTGTGCTGAATGGTCAGGACATAGCGTGGGCAAAGTCTAGGGAGATGGGTGCTTCATGGCTCATGCTCTCCCTATCGCTATGGGGATTCCTATACCACGACTGGTCAGTGCTGCTATGCTCACGAACTGAAGACTTGGTAGACAGGTCTGGTGACCTTGACTCCCTCTTCCCTCGAATTGATTCGATGGTTGAAAGGTTGCCGTCCTGCTTACTACCATGCGATCGTAAAGAGCTGCTGCCATCTGGCAAGTACCGAAGACACATGGTGCTGTCACATCCAGACGGGCATTCGATAGTAGGTCAGTCAACGACTGAGCACATTGGTCGTGGTGGTAGACGTACAGTTGTCATCTTCGACGAAGCAGCAGCGCAAGAGAAGCTTGAAGCAGCGTGGCGATCGGCAGCGGATACAACATCATGCAGGATAGCCGTAAGTACTCACCTTACAGGTAGTTACTTCACGCGCAGCATCTGGGCAAACGCAGTAGACTTGAAGGAACCTAAGCCAATACTCACAACATACGTTGGTCATCCAGCCAAAGCGCAGGGCGGAGAGTGGCGGACCGACAAGGATGGGACGATCACGGGCGAGCCAGCAAGGAGATACTACTGGTCACCTTGGTTCGATAGGCAGTGCAAGCGTCGTGACATGGTCGATATACGGGAGAACATACTAGCGCTGCCATCTACAGCAGGCAAGGGGTTCTTCCCATTGGCGAACATAGTACGTTGCAGGGCAGAGGTTTACAAGCCTAGAAGGTGCGACGTAGTTCGCGGCACACTGGTGGATGTACCCGACGGAAGGTGGCGCATATTCAGGGAGCCAACCGAGACAAGCAAGCTAGTAATAGCAGCTGACCCTGCGTACGGTACTGGTAGGAACAACTCCGCAGCTGTGATGATGGACGTAGAGAGGCGCGAGGTAGTGGCAACATACATTGATCCTCACTGCTCACCGTACGAGTTGAGTCAGATAATGGTTGAAGCTGGTAGGACATGGGCACGAGGTAGGTCACAAATGCTTATCGGATGGGAAGTTAACGGTGCTGGTGCTGCAATGCATAAGGACTTGGAGCGTTTACGTTACCCAGCGATATGGAGCTCTAGTCGTGGTAGGTATGGCTGGCTGTCAACCCGTCAATCCAAGAGGGAGCTGTTTGGATCGCTGGCTCGTGCAATAGCAGACGGAACTGTGTGCATACCAGACAAGGAAATCCTAGACGAAATGGAATCAACAGTGGTGTACGATAACGGTGGCATAGGTCCAGCAAGGCTAGAAGTAGACAAGTCATCAGGTGCAGCGGAAGCTCATGGTGACAGAGTTGTGGCAATGTCGGTGGCATTATTGATGTGTGAAACGTCTACAGGTAGTTCAGATAGGATTGCAGCGGAGACGGGCTTACCAGATTTCACTGCTAAATCAATCCTAAAAATGGACGAAGTGTAAAAAAAAGTAAAAAAAGTCTTGACAGTATTCTGTTAGGGTGGTTTAATTACCGATAAGAACAAATAAAGGGAGCGTACAATGGCTCAAGTAGTAGAGAGACAGAAGCCAGTGGAGATATTCCACGGTCACAACTTAAACATAGCGAACGCTTCGGCGACAGTGCTTGGTCCTTCGTCGGACTTGGTAGCATCAGAGGTAACCATCAAAGCTATGGTAACCAACGTGGGCGCTGTGTATATTGGATCATCATCAGTAAGCTCAAGCAACGGCTTTGAACTACGTGCAGGTCAGCAAGTGACAGTAACAGCAGGCTCGCCTAGCGACTTGTATGTCCGTGCTGCAACAGGCACAGCTGACGACGTATCTTGGATAGCAACATAATAAAAGGGGCGACACATGCCATCAGGTAAAGGCACATACGGTAGCAAGGTAGGCAGACCACCTAAGAAGAAGGTAGGCAAGAAGAAGAAGGCGACCAAGAAGGTTAAGAAGAAGGGCGGCTATTGAACGTCAACACGTTAAACACTAACAACAACGTATACGATTCCGTTGTTACTCCGCCACGCATGGCTGACCTTGCGATGTGGCTTACCGCAGACCACACGACTACAACCGCAGTAGGCGCAAGCGACCATCGTATTGATACTGCGCACGATCGTTCGGGCAAAGGCAATGACTTAACGCAAACCGTTGCGGACAATAAGCCACAGCTCCGCAATGCGGATGGGCAGTTTGGTGGCAAGCGTGTTATGAAGTTTGAGCATGCCACTAGCAAGCCTTGGCGCATCGAGAATCTTCAAGGAACTGTAAATGTGCAAAGCATCTTCGGTACTGATGCAAGTCCTACGACCGACCCAGAGTTTACTGTTGCGATGGTGCTAAACGAAACAGCTAACTCTAATGGCACTGAGGTATATTTTTCCTTGAACGAAGCTACGTTGTCTGACCCAGACAAGGTGTTACTAATGAGGCACAATAATGGCGCAGGCTTTCGTGTGAACGGGGCAGACGCGCAGTTCGACACATCGCAGATTGACTTTACACAGGGCACAGCAGTCACAGCAATCTCAGTACTGCAAGACATAGGCACATCAATGTCGTTCTACCAGTGGATCGGCGGCGTTTCTTGCGACTGGGATGATGCAGGCATAGGTGTGGATTATCCATGCGACCCCGATGTAATGTTCCCAGCATTGATTCCTACGGTAGCTTCTATCGGAGCGCACGAAACGCACAACAGCGTAGTGTCCGAGTGGTTCGGAGAGATTGCAGAGTGCCTAGTTTGGAAGGGTGCTCACAGCGGCGCAGAGATAACTGAAACACTAAACTACCTAAGAGATAAGTGGGACTGCTCCTAATGCTAAGCCTAGAAACAGAACAACTAAGAGACGAAGTGGTAGCTGCACGAGAGTGGAGAGACAAACACTTGGGGACATGGCAAGAGCAAGTGCAACGATTCTCTGGTTCTTCCTACATGGAGAGTGGCGCGAGCAAGAACCCTGAGAACTTTGCATACTCGTTCGTAGGTTTGATACTACCAAAGCTTGTGTACGATGTGCCGAAGGTAGAGATTGAAGCAGACGATCCAATTGCAGACGGCATGACAAGCGAGCTGATGGAGTCCGCCATGAATAGGTGGGCTGTACGATCAAGCATAAGAAAGACACTGACTCGTGTAGCAACTGACATGTTGTTTACATGGGGCATAGTAATGACAACACGTAAGCCTGCTACATCGCTGCGACGTATTGACCCACATCACATGGGTACAACTCCGCGCGTGTATCGCATTAGCCCAGAGCACTTCATCATTGATCCAGCAGCTGACTCGTTTGAGGAAGCTAGATTCATGGGTCACAGTTACACCATTGACTTGGAAGACCTGAAGAAGAAGGGCAAAGAGGACGAGTACTACGACAGTGAAGCAATAGAAGAGTTGTCAGTAAACGATACAGACGACTTCAGGTTCAAGTACGGCGAACGAAGAGATATACCAGACCGAGAGCAAGTAGTCATTACAGAGATATGGGTTCCAGAGCACGAGCTAGATGGTCACCCCAAGGACGGAAAGCATAACGGTTCGATATACGTTATAGCAGAAGGTTCTGAAGGCGATGTCAAGATGGTTAGCGAGCCGCGCCCATACTTCGGACCACCAACAGGACCATACACAATGTTTGGTGCGTACTGCGTACCAAGCGACCAATTCCCTTTGGGACCATTAACCGCGTCAGACCAATTAGTACAAGAACTGAATAAACACTTGAAGTCTATGAGTACTTCTGCGTCTGCTTACCGTAGGTTAGTGGCGGTCGATTCAACGGCTACGAAGTTTGCACAGGATATTGCAAACCAGCCAGACCTTCACGTAGTACCAGTGGACAACCTAAACAAAGACAAGGTTGTTATGTTGGAGCTAGGCGGGGTAACACAACAGCAGATTGGATACACTGAGATGACGCAGAACCGTCTCGATAGGCTAACTGGCTTGTCAGAGGTAATGCGTGGTAACATCCACGGCGATACAACTGCGACAGAAGTATCAACAGCTGCTGCGTCATCAGGCGTGCGAGTTAGTTGGCTACAACAACAGTTTGCCCAAGCAACATCAGAGGTTCTTTGGAACGTCGGCTGGTACTTGTGGCACGATGATCAAGTGGTTATGCCACTGGGCAAAGAGGGTATGAAGATAGCAGGTGTAGATAGCACCGTGAAGTGGAAGGGTGGACGTAAGGATAACTACGCTGCACTTTCAATTAGAGTGCAAGCTCATTCAATGCAGCGCGTTGATGAGGCACTACAACAAAAGAGAAGTGTTGAACTGCTGCAACTTGTTATGCAGGTTGGACAAGCAGCTCCTGCAATGCCATTCGTGGATTGGAAGAAGTTGCTTGAGCAAGTTGGTGATTCATTGAACATGCCAGAGCTCAGTAACATAATCAACATGAAGAAGGCTGAACAGCCACAGATGCCAAATCCAGTGGATGGAACGGTAGCTGGGTCAACCGCTGTGAGCCCTCCTGCAAATGTCTCTTCTGAGTTGTCGTCTGCTATGCGTGGAGCATCGGCTGGCGGTCCTAACGGGAGAGCAATAAGATGATATACGAGTTCATGAACGAAGCAACAGGCGAGCCAAAAGAACTTCACTACAGAATGGGTGAGGCTCCAATGATTGGCGAGATCGTCGAGTTGCAAGGTACAAGATATAGACGTGTTGCTAGTTGCAACATCGACGCGGGGTTGGCAGCAAAAGTGCATGGGTACCCTTATGTATCCAACTCATTACCACGTAACCTAGCGGGGTGTGAGACTAACAAGCAAGGTAAGCCGATCATAAGCTCAACAACACATGAACGAAATGTGATGAGCCAACACGGCTACGTAAAGGATTAACATGACAGAAGAGCAGAACGACAACATAAACGTAAACGACGACAGTAGTCAAGTAGATTCTGTTGCTGACTCTTTTGAAATGTCGGAAGACGCAGCGCTTGACAAGATACTTGGAAGCGTAGAAGAGAATAACTCTGTTGCTAGTGATAAGCTAGCAGCAGGGAATACAGATGATCCAGAGGTTTTCGCCGACGAAGGAATGCTTAGAGCACTTCGACGTGATGGCGTTCCCGCTGACATCATAGAACAGGTAAGCAAAGACCCCGAAATGTTTTCAGACTGGGCTACCAAAGCTCTGAAGAGACAGGCAGATGTCGATGCTTATACTGATAAGGTCAAGTCACTAGAGGGTGACAAGACACAAGAGGGCGAACCAGCGCCCGAAGAATTGTCTGAAGTATCAGAACCAACTGATGCCGAAGAGTCCAAGGTGGAAACCATCCAGTTGGATGCACTCGTCGATGAACTCGGCGAGGAAGCGGTAGAGCCTATTCGTAAGATGCAAGAGCAGCTAACAAGCATGCAGGCGCAACTCGAAGAAGCGAATCGCTCAGTGGCTACGTCCGAGGTGAAGCTCGCAGTGGAGCAAGCGGCACCGACAGTGCTCAAACCGTGGGGAGATATAAGCGACGCTAAGCGTGCAGCTATTATCGAACGTATGGGTGAGCTGGGGAAGACAAAGCCAAGGACTTTTACAAGCATTGAGGAACTGATGAGCGAGGCAGCTGGCGACGTGTTAGGAGCACCTTCGGTAACGAAGCGATCCGCAACGCCAACCCCACCATCAAGAGTAGCTAAGCTGGAGCGACCCACGTCTACAGAAGACAGGGAAGATGCAGCACTAGACGTTATTCTTGGCGGCGGAACAGTTGAACAAGCGAAGCAAGCCTCAATGCGTTAATTTTAATTCTGTAATATAAAGGGAGATTTGCTATGGCTGGCACTCCTGCGGACAAGTTCCGCGATTATATGGAAGTAACTGGACCTGCTTATTTAACTGGTCCTGATACTATCATCAACGAGGCTGTCAAAAGACGGTACTTATGGGGCGACCTCGTTAAGGGAAAAGAACGTGCGATTCAAGGTGGAACGGAAATCCGTGAAACATTGATGACAAGTGATGGCGCGACTTTTCAGTACTATCAACCAAATGAAACTTTTACTTGGTCTAACCCTCAAGTGCTTGACACCGTATCCGCCAACTGGCGTTTTGCTGTTGACCACATGGCGTGGACAGATCATGAAGTAGAGTTGAACGCTGGCGAAGGTATGTCCAAAGATGCACTTAAAACTGCATACAAACGACTTAAACGAGCTAAAGAACAACGAATGACTACTTCACTTGTGAATGGTTTAGAAGAATCCCTATGGGCAAGCCCTTGGGGACAATCAGGCGAAATGGAAGGAAGCTCAGGTAAGACACCTTACTCGATCCCTGCTTTCATTACTGAGAACGGTAAGACAATTGGTGGCGAGTTTAAGGGATATACTCCTACGTCTGCTGGCGATTGGACAACTGTTGCAGGTATCGACCCTGACGACCAAGCTGTTTGGGGTAACCAAATTGTATTTTACGACAGAGGCATGGATGCAAACGCTACCTCGGTTTCTAAGTCGTATGAAGAATATCACCTCGACGAAGACTCTGACACAACACACAATGTGTTTGGTTTGATTACTTCGTTTGACGAAATGTTCTTGAAATTGGATTTCCGAGCTCCTGCAACTAATGCAGAGTACTTTGAAAACGATTCAATGAACCAACAAAAGATTTGTTGTTCACGAGTTGGTATCAATGAGTACAAGCGAGCACTTCGTGATTCAAACGACCGTTTGGTATCAATGCAAGACGCTGCTTATTCGGCTCCTGCATACAGTGGTATTCCGCTAACGTATTGTTCACAACTTGACACTGCTGCTCTTTACAACAAAGATGCTGCGGGTGATGTTCCTGACACATACGCTGGTCGTGAAACTGAAGGGGACATCGTTCACACAACGCTTACAGGCGGAACAGAGTTCGATACGCTCACTATTGATAAAGGCGCTCGTTACTATTGGATCAATGGTGAGTACATGACACCATTTGTTCACACTCGTCGTTATATGGTTAAGCACGATGTCATGCGACATCCTAATCAACCATTCACTAACATTCAACCTACAGATACTTGGTGGAACTTGTTACCTAGCTCGCGTCAGCGACACGGTATCGTTGCACCTCGTAGAACTACATAACCTGAAAGAAGGAGATTTATTATGAAACTTTCAAGTACAGCAGGAATGCAGGGAATCGGATGGGCAACAGAAACATTTGTTGGCAAAGCGTCTGAGGCTATCACTAAAGGGACAATTGTAGAGTGTTTACTCACTGCACTTGAGCCCGATGATGACCAAAGCATTGCTATTTCAAACGGTTCTGGCATCGGCATCTACGGTGTTGCTCTCGAAGACATTGCGTCAGGCGAAAGAGGACAATGTGCTCTTAGCGGCAAAGTTGAAGTCTTAGCTGGTGACACAGCGGCAGCTGGCACAGTTATTATGCCAAATGCTTCTGGACAAGCTATAGATCACGCAGGTGATGACAACACTGTTGCAGTAGGCTTTCGAGTCGACGTAGGCGTTGTTGGTGCTTTGAGCACTTGTATCTTTGACGGATTTGCTCCGCAACGTACAGGTGACTTTGCAGCCTAATTGAACCAACTGGTTCCGAACGGGGGGCTTTCTTCGGAGAGCCTCCTACTCGCAACCCGATAAGGAATTACTATGACTCTTACGAACAAACAACTCAAAGGTTACGTACAGCTCGCGGTTGGTGGTGATCCATCGACCACGCCGTCGATAACAGTGGGTGAGCGTATATCTCAGATAATCAATCACGCTGGTGAACACTTGTACACTCGCGCGTGGAGATTTAGGGAACGCACTGCACAAGACTTGGGTACAACTGCAAGTCAGTCGTACATCACACTACCGTCTGACGTTGGTGAGATCATAACGGTAGAGCCAGTGAACTCGTGGTCCGCGTCGCTTAGCTTCGTAGACCCAGCAACATTCGAGAGAGTATCCAACGAAGGCGTAGCTCCTGAGCTAAGTTACTTGGTTACTCTTGTATACAAAGACAACAACCCAACACTAGACATTTACCCTACGCCAGCATCGACAGACGCAGACGCGTTTCAGGTTCGTTACAGGGCGAGGTGGGTAGAGCTAACAGCAGAGTCAATAGAACTTACTACAGAGGTTGGAGTAGCAACGTATGTAGAAGCTCTACTGATCGAGTATGTACGCGCTATTGCCGAGGGTGGCGAAGACGGAACAACACAACAGCGACTCATGGCGATTGACGCTGGGATATTGTTAGACAGAGCGCTACGTAAAGACGGAACGCTGCAACCAGACTACGGATCACTTCCTAGTTCAGGAT